ACCAATTTCTACGAATGGAGAAAGTGCCGATATTTATACAGTCGGGGCCGACGCTTTAATCTACACACAAGGAGGTAGCGCCACCATCTCCACAGCCGGATCGGACGCCAGCATCTACACACAAGGAGCCAACGCCAGCATCTACACAGACGGAGCCAACGCCAGCATCTACACACAAGGAGTTAACGCCTACATCCAGTCTCGCTCGACCTTCAAGCTATACGGTGGCACTTACACTACCACGCTATCACACGCCGCGACAGCCGACCGAGCGATTGCGTTCCCCGACAAGGCTGGCACGGTCGCGATGACCTCTGACATCACTGGCACAAACAGCGGGACAAATACAGGGGATCTTTTAGGGGTAGTCGTCACAAAAGCAAACGGAACTCGCACTTCATACCCGCCATCAGCAGACACCGACACCGCTCGCGGTCTTGCTCTTGAAGCAGCATTTGCAGCAGCAGTCGCCTTCGATACTATCGACCTAACGCCCGGCAACTATTACGTTGCAAAAGCCACTAGCACGATCATGGGCTACGTTAGCCAATTTGGGATTCTCGATGGCATGACGATTCGACTTAATGGTGCGAGGCTTTACAAAAAATCTACGGATACGGCATCGAGCATGTTCACTACTAACGGCACAAGCCTGATTGATGATTGGTCGATCATTGGCCCAGGCATTTTAGATGGTAGCTATGCAGCCAACAGCGATACAGCAGCAAGGGGAGCAGCTACTGCTGAGATTGCAATTAACTTCAAAGCGTGTCGCCGAGTCAGAATTGAAGGAGTGACAGTGAAAAACTTTGCTGGAACAGGTATCCAAGGAGACAACGCGAATTTTTCATCAGATGAATATGGCGGAAGTGCTGCGAAGTATTCAACTGGACACATCCATTCGTGCAATGCTGACTTAAACAATATCGGCCTTGGTTTGTATGGAGGCAATGAGTATTGGAGCATTAGTAATTCTTCATTTAACAAAAACCTAACTGGATGCGACATCTACGCTGGAAACATCAAGTTTACAGGATGCGAAGCCAACGGAAACACAAATCACGCTTTAAGAATCCGTAACGGCGGAAATGACGGCCACGGATCGTGGATCGGCGGAATGATGAATCACAATACAGGATTCTCAGTTAACGCTGAGGCAAGTATGGATAACGGATTTACCTTTGCTGGTTCGCATTTCTTCGGTGACTCAACTACCACAAACAAAATACAATCGCTTGGTGGAGGTCTTAATTTTACAGGGTGCATTGTTGATTCGCCATTTTTTGCGTCCGCTACACCAACTGGAATCAACACAGTAAAGGATTCTTTTTTTGCTGGAACGTATGCCTCTATTACTGACCTATCAGCCGCAGAACGAGCTAAGTGGAAATTCGTAAATAACCACACGTTGACTGGAGTTTTTGCCTCCGACGACATCCGCACGACCTACGCCACAGACGCAGCAGCGGGAACAGGTGGAGTGCTGCAAGGCGAACTCTGGCAGCAAACAACAACTGGAGCAATTTTCGCTAAACTTTAACCGTGATTATTCGCACCAGACCTGAGCATCTTCCAACCACAGCCAGACGGCAGCGTAACATACGTCGCACCGCCTATGCCTGAGCCTGAGCCTACACCTGACCTCGAACAATGAGCACCTATCCAAAATATCCGAAACGCCCGCACGATACCGGCAGCCTAATCGGCTCGCTGGTCGTGGCTGGGATCATACTCGCCATCATCCTATTTTTTACAAAATGACAATCCCGACCGAATGGATACTAATGGTTCTGCTAGCACTCGCCACCGTCATCTCGACTCTTGCCGCGATCATCTACCGCCAGCTTGCTGCTGAGATTGCTACCCTGCGCGTCATCGTCGCAAAACTCCAGGAGGACGTTGACCGCCTGAGCAAGGGCTGCGGACTTGGGACATGCCTCTACAAAAATCGACACCTATGAAAACCACAATACTCGGACTGCTTGCAGCCGTCGCCGCCACGATTCAAACAACCGTCCAGGATGGCCATTCGCTTGACGATTGGAAAACTTGGATCCTGCCGGTCAGCCTTGCCATCCTCGGCTATCTATCGAACGACACACCCAATACCCCACGCCGATGAAAACCATCCTCACACTCGCCAGCCTCGCGCTGGCTTCCTGCGTCTCAACAATCACCACCACGACCGCACCCGATGGAACGGTAACGGTCATAGAGCAGCGCGGCATCGACCAGGCATCCGTCGTGGCCGCGACGGAAATATCACGCACGATCCGCGTCAACCCGACCAAATGACCCGAGCCGAGATCATCGCTCTCCAGACGCGGATCGGCACGAAGCCGGACGGCATCTGGGGCGATGTATCGACTGCCGCCTGCGAGCGCCACCTGCGGGCGCTCATGCCCAAACAGCACCCATGGCCAACCGGCGACGAAACCAGCGTGATTGCACGGTTCGGCGAGCCTGGCGACGAGGAGCAGCTGGTCGGTGCGAACGTGCGCGGCCTCGGCATCAAATACGAGGGGCAGCCGGTGCGGAACATCCGATGCCATCACCTCGTCGCTGACAGCTTGGTGACGGCGCTCAACGAGATATTTACCAGCCCGGCGCGGTGGATCCTCGCCGAGTATGCTGGATGCTACAACGTCCGCCCCATGCGCAACGGATCTAGGCTCTCGAAACATGCCTGGGGCATTGCGATTGACTTCGCGCCTGCGACCAACGGCCTGCGCACTCACTGGCCACGCGCTGCCAACATGCCCATCGAGGCTATGGAAGCGTTCGCGCGGGTCGGATGGCTCTCAGCCGGTGCATTCTGGAACAGCGATGCAATGCATTTTGAGGCAACCCGATAAAAACATGCCCGCTAACCCTCCCACAGAAATCAACATCGGAGGGCGCACCATAGCAATCCGCATCGACCCGAAACTCGAAGCGTGGGGCGAGTATCACGGCGACGATGCTGAAATCGTTCTGGCAGCCCGGACGCTTGCCAAGCAATCCAGCCTGCGCGAGACGCTGCGCCATGAGATGCTCCACGCCGCGCTCGACATCTGCGGTCTAACCTACATCGAAGGATTTGATCGCTATGAAGAATGCTTTGTCCGCGCTTTGGAAAATGTCTTTTTTCCCGCTTGGGAAAAAGTCCATCAACAACTGACCATCTTGGAATAACCGCTCAAAACTATGGCATGGGAAAAATCAATCTTCTTAGCAGACACCCACGGCGATCTTGTCTGCCCAGAAGCGGTCAAGGTCGTGAAACGGTTCATCGCCGATTGGCAACCAAAGCACCGCGTCCACCTCGGTGACGTGTGGGACTTCCGAGCCTTGCGCAAAGGCGCATCGCCGGAGGAGCGCATGGAAGGCATGTCTTACGATTACAACTGCGGCATGGAGCTGCTCGACTGGTATCGCCCGAACATGTTGACCATGGGCAACCACGACGCCCGCCTCTGGCGTGCCGCGCATGAGGGCAGCAACGGCGTTCTGGCTGACTTGTGCGCGGTGAAAGCGCAAGACATCGAGGATGAGCTGCGCAAGATGCGGATCAAGTGGGTGCCCTGGTGCGTGACCGAGCGGCTTAAGATCGGCAAGCTCACACTCATCCACGGATTCCTGAGCTCGATGCACCCAGCCAAGGCTCACCATGAACGGTTCGGTTCGTGCATCTTCGGGCATGTCCACTCGCCCAGCGACTACGAGGCCAGGCACATCGACAACGGCAGCGCACACGCCGTCGGCACGCTTGCGCAGATTGACAAGATGACTTACGCTGACGCTCACCCAGCCAAGCTCGGCTGGCGGCAAGGCTTCGCTTACGGGATGCACAACACGAAAACAGGAGACTACAAAATATGGCAGGTAACAAAAAACGGATCGGACTGGATCAGCCCGCTGGGGATACTTTAGGCAAGATCGACGACGTGCTGGCGTGGCTTGTCGAGTCGGAACAGGACAACTACGTCAAGGCGGATGAGTTCACCGTGGACATGGCCGCTGTAAAAATGAAAAACGCTGGCCTACAAGTCAGTGACGCTGCACTTCGCTGCAAGTTGAGCAGATTGGCTAAAAGCGGGCAGCTGACCAGTCGATTATGCCGGCTGAATGGCAAGATGACTTCCGTTTACAAGCGGGTCACAGGGTAATTGCGTGATTTTTTTTTGTCCGTTTTTCCCTAGTGGAATAAAGGATTTCTAGGATCGCGTAAAAAATAATGCAGAATTATCTTCCTATTCCGTTCGGCAATGCCTAGGTTGTCCCTGTTGCCGAGAGCAACGCAACAACAACCAACACCAATAACAACAATGACACCGCAAACAATCGCAAAACTCCGCAAGTTCTTTGCAACCCTCGACGCTGACCTTAGCCATGATTTGGCTTTCGCTCTTGCTGACCGAATCGGCACTACCTACGAGGCAGTGGTCGCACAATATGAAGCGTGGCAGATCGCCTAACAACCACCACCGCCGAGGTTCGATCCCTCGGCTAACCCCAACCAACACCAATAACAACATGACTATGACATACGAATCAATCCCCGCCGAACAGCACAAGGCAACCGCAGAACGCGCCGCCTGCATGTCGTCAAAAGGGAAAATAAGCGTGGACTTTGACGCGCCTGCCGGACTGATCGGAACGCAAACTCGCAAGTGCAAGCCGACCATCAACAAGGACGGCACGGTGACGGTGCAAGCCTTTCATGGAACTTGGCAGGCAATCCCCGTGCAACTCCTCTGGGATAGCAAGCCAGTCATCGTGCGGTGGGAATCAAAGCACATCCACTGGAACGACTAACCCACCGCCGAGGTTCGATACCTCGGCTAACCTACCCTACCCATGAAACTAATTGACCCACCCCTTTGGATTGCCGTTCCGCTCTGCTGCATAATAGGTGCGTGCATCGTGCCTGCGCTCGTAATCCTCAAACACATCATCAACCCATGAAAACCACTATTTACATCACCCGAGAGATCGAGATCGAGGTCGAGGTGCGATACATCCCCGCAGTAGATGCCACATACATGCAGCCGCCTGAGCCTGCCGAAGTCGAGATCCTCGACGCATGTTATGACTACAATTCCGTAATCCTGACCGAAGCCGAGCGCGACGAGGTGCGCGTGATGGTGCTGGAAAACCCACCAGAACCCGACTATGACTAACTCTCACCAAAAACAACGATGAACACCGAAAACAAACCGAAAACAGACAACATCAGCGATGAAACCAGCGCAAAGCTGCTGCGCTTGCACATCGAGGATGCAAGCCGCCCCACGCGACAATCGACCGGCACAGAGCCTGACTACCAGCAAGAAGATAATGGCACAGTGCGCAGTTTGCTCCTTGCTCTGCTGATCTTCGCCGCAACCGCAGTCATCATCTGGCTGACTAAATAATCTCCAATAACAACAAAACAACAAAACAACGATAATGAAACTAAGCGAAAAACGAAACAGTAACTTCACTCCGCATCCAGAAACCGACGGCCCGATCAAGGCGGTGTTGGTCGATGTTACGGAGCTGAAAAAGCGCATGACCCAGTATGGAGAAAAAGACGAGTTTCGCCTCGTATTCGAGACTGAGGTCATGGACGAAGAGAACGACCGCAGGTTCTGCATCTGGAGCCGTGGCTACACGCCATCGCTCAACGAGAAGGCAGCCCTACGGAAAGACCTCAAAAAGATGATGGGGCGCGAGCTCACCCAGTTGGAGCTAGACGAGTTCGATCTCGAAGGGCTGATTGGCCACGGCGTCAAGCTCATCATCCAGCATGAACACAAGGACGACAAAACCTACGCGAACATCTCGTTCATGGCGCCTGACAAAGACAAGGCGCTCAAACCATCCGGCAAATACATCCGGGTGCGCGACCGCGACACCGATGCACCTACCGAGCAGACTGAGGCCAAGGCCGAAGCGTCCGGCTGGGAGTCGGTGGTAGTCCATGTCGGCAAATACAAGGGAAAGAAGCTCGGCGAAGTTGACGAGGTCGGCGCAGGAAGCCTGATCTCCAACTGGCTGCCTAAAGCAAAGGCAGGCGGTAAAACCGAGGACGCGGCACTCGTGGCTGCACTGACCGAGCTGGCTGACATCCTCGGCGGCGAAGACTACTGATCTCCGGGAAGTGCTTGCATGGCACGCCTCACCCTGCGCGACGCGGGGTGGGGTTTTCTGGGCGCAACTATTAACCGCCATGCCAACCATCGCCGAAATCATCGCCGCCAAAAAAGCAGCAGCTGCACAGCCACCGGCAGCCGCACCACCCGCCGCCCATCACGACCCCATGCTGGAGGCCGCCATCGACCGCATCGACCCGCCAGCGGCGGGAAAGCGCCGGGCGGGGCTGGTCTTGAGTGCCAAGACCCCGCTGCAACCTGCGGAGACAGCCGAGAAAGCGCACCACAGGGAGCTGCGCAGCCTTTCACAGCCGGAGGGGGAGGCAATCCCACTAACCCCGTGCAACGCCTCCAAGGAGGTCGAGACGTGGCACGAAGCGACGAACGCATTCGAAAGCTCGCTCTGCGTGATGCGCGATCCGCAGGATTCGGACGTGGTCTGGCTGGCGATCCGGGCAGACCGCGACGGGCTGCCGCCGATACTGCTCCACCGCCTGCCGTGGACGCTCTGGGACTACCCACACGCGCCGACGGCAAATCAACCGTTCTGAGCATCCGCCAGGCACTGATCGGGCGAGCCGCTAAAGCCCGCGAGAGAGTCACCCCACCAGACCACTGCGCACACTGCCAGAAATACCACTGCCGCCTTTTGCTGGCTAACTGCTGCATCTGCACCGGCCACGTCAGGCAGGACGCACCTAGACCATTCTCCAAATAACAAACAAAATGAAAATACGACTAGAAACAACTAATTCAGACCCGGAATACAGCCACGCCGTCGAGATTACGGTGGACAATGACCACCTAATTATCCATCAGGTATGGGAGGACGTTATTGTCCCTGCCCTGCTTGGGTATGGATTTTGCCAGGAATCAATCGACCAAATAAACCAACCATGAACACCGAACTAATGCCGCTCATCCTCGCAGGTGATGGATATCAATTAACGATCTCCGATGAGGCGATTCAACGCAAAGCTGAGATGCTATCGAACTCGGCTGTCATCACCGCAGTCGGCGACAATCACGAATCTGCCGTTGCGCAGTTTCACACCCGCCAGCTCGCTGCCATGCGCATCGAGGTCGAGAAATCCCGCAAGCTCGTCAAGGAGCCGGTCAATCGCATCGGCAAAATGATCGACCAGGCCGCCTCTGAGTTCCTCATCGAGATTACCGCCGAGGAGGGACGCATCAAGCATCTTATCGGCAACCACGCCGAGGAGGTGCTACGGATCAAGGCCGAGGCTGAGCGCGTCGAGCGTGCTGCGTTCGAGGCTGCCCGTGCAGCCCGCGAAGCCGCGGAGGAGGGTGGGATCGCTGCTGTCCTCGCTGCTAAGAAAGCTGCTGCCGAGAAGATGGAAGCATCCGCCGAGGTCGCCACCACTAAGGTCGCCGATGGCGTGCGTTTCGCGTGGGATTTTGAGGTCGATAACATCGAGGCCGTTTATCGTGCCGCGCCGGAGTTCATCACCCTAGAGATCAAACGCAGCGCCGTTCTTGAATGGTTCCGCGAAATGGAGCGTGCCGACGTTGACGTGGCAGCTGCTGCATCTCTGGTCAACATCCGCGCATTCAAAAAACCAATCGTTTCCAGCCGATGAGCACTGACCACACATGGAGCGACAGCCCGATCCACGACGAACTGGCTGCATGGGAGTTGCTAAAAGAAGCTAGGCGCGAGCGGGACGAGGCGCGGGAGTATGCAGACAAATTAGCCGAAGGGCTACCAGAAGGGATGCTCCCGAAGGATGTCGAGGTGTTGCGGGAAGCGAATCTTGGTCTAGCTACCGAGCTTGCCACCGTCACCGAGCAGCGGGACGAGGCGAGGGAAAAAATAGAATTCTCCCGCGAATGGTCGGCAGCAATCGCAGATATTACTGATGATTTACGATCTGAACTAACCGCCGTCACCCAGCAGCAAGACAGGCTGGTGGAGGCGGTCAATGCAGCAACCATACTTATCGCAGCCAAAGGCGAACACAATACCATGCTGGCGTATGAGGGATTGCGTGCAGCCATCCAATCCCTAACCACGAAACGATGAGAGAATCCACCATCGAACAGGCAGTCTGCGCCTACGCCAAGGCCAAGGGCTGCCTGAGCCTCAAGCTCGCCGGGCAGAACCAGAAGGGGCAGCCCGACCGCATGTTCCTCTACCATGGCCGCGTTCTGTTCATCGAGTTCAAGGCGCCGGGCAAAAAACCAACCGCGCTGCAAGCTCGATGGCTCGACCGCCTGACCGACCACACGTTCCACGCCACAACCTGCGACGACATCGAGGCTGGCAAGCGGCTGATCGACCTCATTACCATGACCTACCAATGACTAATATGAAACACCAACTACACCACGGCGACTGCCTAGAAGTTTTGAAGACCATGGCCGACAACTCGGTCGATTCGATTGTGACTGATCCGCCGTATGGGTTAAGTTTCATGGGGAAGAAATGGGATTATGACGTTCCCGCCGTGCAGGTGTGGGCTGAGTGTTTGCGAGTGTTGAAGCCCGGTGGTCACCTGCTGGCGTTTGCCGGCACCCGCACGCAGCATCGCATGGCGGTGAGGATTGAGGATGCGGGTTTTGAGATTCGGGACATGATTGCTTGGGTCTATGGGAGTGGGTTTCCGAAGTCGCTAAACGTGGCCGCTGCCATCGCCAAGATGGCGGATCCCAAGGCGGAGCCCAAGGCGGAGCCCAAGGCGGAGGAGATCGAGTTTTGCCAGTGGCTGCGGGACAATTCAACGCCTGAGGTAGTAAGTCAGACGCTGGGCCGCAGGTTCTGGGATTGTGAGGTTCAAATTGTCAATGCGGCCACCAAGGAAAGGCCCGTAATGGCGCGGCGGGCACTTGTTCCGACTGCTGCCAAGTGGCAGGGTTTCAAGGAACAGCATCAAGGCACCATTCCGCCATGGATTGAGGAGCTGTCCAAGCCTGAACCACAAAGGGCAGAGACCCCCGGCGAGGAATGGACACCTGGAAAAGGTAATGGCACGACGGGTAGCGGTGATTGGCAGGGCTGGGGAACCGCCTTGAAGCCCGCGCTGGAGCCAATCACCGTAGCCCGCAAGCCGCTTATCGGCACTGTAGCCGCGAACGTGCTGGCGCATGGGACGGGGGCGATCAATGTGGATGGGTGCCGCATAGATGCTCCGGCTTGGACGCGAGACAACACCAAGGGAAAAGCCGAGATGTATGACGGGTGGGGCATGAAGCCAAACGTAAAGATTGGCAATAAGGGCCGCTGGCCCGCGAACCTGATCCACGACGGCAGCGAGGAGGTGGTGGGGCTGTTTCCGGTGACGACAACGGGGAGCATTCGCCCATACACCCGAAGCACAACGCCACAGGTCTATGAGCTCGGCATGGCAAAGCAAGGGCGCGAAGTCACGTCTACCCACTCAGGCGACACCGGCTCTGCTGCCCGTTTTTTTTACTGCGCCAAGGCCAGCAAGAAGGATCGGGATGAGGGATGCGAGGGGATGGAGGCTCAAAACAATATGCGGGTTAACGGACCACGGGAGAGTGAGGAAGAAAAACACGCAACTAAACGGTCAAATTTTCATCCAACTGTCAAACCCACCGACCTGATGCGCTACCTATGTAGGCTCGTTACACCTCCTGAGGGTATCGTGCTTGACCCGTTTATGGGAAGTGGTAGCACGGGCAAGGCTGCGGTGCTGGAAGGATTCGAGTTCATCGGCATTGAGCGCGATGCTGAGTATCTGGAAATCGCAAAAGCACGTATCGCTCGCAAAACGTCTCAACAAATCCTTTTATGACCGAAACCTTCGAGCCTTTCAATTACCAAATCCCCATGGTGGAGCATCTACTCGCTAACGACCGGGCTGCACTTTTTGTATCACCCGGCAAGGGCAAGACGGTTGTCACGCTGACCGCTCTGGACACGCTCGCCACCTGCGGCCAGCTCAAAGGTGCGCTGATCGTCGCACCGCTCCGCGTCTGCTCGATCACATGGCCGGCGCAGGTGGCTCGGTGGGCGCATACCTCATGGATGCGCGTGGTAAACCTGCGCACCGCCGAGGGGCTGCAAGCGTGGCTGGACGGCACTGCCGACATCTACCTGATCAACTCCGAGCTGCTGCCGAACCGCCTGCCGCTGATGTTTCCAAAGCGCAAGACGTTCGTTTGCCCGGTGGACACGCTGGTGATTGACGAACTCAGCCTTGCCAAGAACCCGCAGAGCAAACGCTTCAAAGCCCTCCACAAGCACCTCGGCGCCATCACCCGCCGCTGGGGGCTAACCGGCACGCCGATCCCAAACAACTACCTCGATTTGTGGATGCAGGTGCGGATGCTCGACGATGGCAAGCGGTTGGGCAAGACGTTCGCCAGCTACAAGGACGAGCATTTTTACCCTGCCGACTACATGGGCTACACCTACAAGCTCGTTACCGGCGCGAAGGAACAGATCGACCACCGCCTCTCCGACCTCGCGCTGGTCATGGTCGGCGATCCGAACGACCTTCCGTCATCCTCGATCATAGACATACCGGCGACCCTACCGCCCGCCGCCCGCAAACAATACAAGACTCTGGAGAAAGAGATGCTTGCCGAGATTGCCGATGGCGAGATCACGGCATTATCCGCCGGCGTGCTGGTCAACAAGCTGCTCCAGATTACTTCCGGCGCGGTCTATGATGAGGACCGCAACGTCCTGCCTGTCCACACGGCCAAGCTCGACGCGCTGCGCGGTCTGCTCGACAAGCACAAGGGCGAGCCGGTCTTGATCCTCACCGCTTTCAAGCACGAAAGCGCCCGCATCCTCGACGCGATCCCCGAAGCACGAATGTTCGACGAGATGCTTTTAGGTGAGTGGCAGGACGGTCGCATCCCAATCTGGGTCGCGGATCCGCGGTCACTCTCGCACGGCATCGACGGCCTTCAGAAATCCTGCCGGATCGCTATCTGGTGCAGCCTGACGTATAGCCACGAAACCTACGTCCAGACCAACGCCCGATTGATCCGCACCGGACAGACCGCCGAGACGATCATCTACCGCATCATCGCACCTGGCACGATCGACGATGCAGTGGCCGAGGCTCTCCGCGACAAATCCGACACCCAGACCGGTATGCTCCACGCCGTCCGCGCTCTCCAGCGCATGACTCTCTCCAAAATAACAATATGACCAAAAAAGAACTGAACCACATGCCTAAAGCTCTCCGCATCCTCGCGGCAGAATCCAAGCCCCAGACCACATCCCATCGATGTGCCTGCGGGATGCCGCCTGCATGATCGAGTCACTAGAGCTTGCCATCCGCACGACGATTGACGAGAACCTGCACCTCGCCGATGGCGACGTCTGCACGCTGAAACGCTTGAAAGACGCGATTGGCTATGACGATTGAGAACAAAAACCTTGCATAATTCCAAAAGCCAAATACGTTCACCCCGTCGCCCCTAGCGATCTTCGGTGCTGCCCCGATGAAATCACACCCAAACAAAATGCGCCCCGTTGCGCGAGAGTGCCTTGGTAATGCCAAGGGTCAGCCATTCTCGTGAACGGGGCGCGCCTGTTTAATTTATGAATTTAGAATCTAATCCTGATTGGCGAAGAAAATATGAAAAACACTTAAAGTCTGCTCAGTGGAAGAATATGCGGCGTGATTTATTCCGCCTTCGTGGCGAGAAATGCGAGGTTTGCAAGAAGCCTTCACCTAATCTTGAGATACATCATCTTAACTATAAACGGTTAGGTAGTGAACTTCCATCTGATCTTAAAATAGTATGTAAAAAATGCCATATTGAGCAAGATAGGATGAGAGAAATTGAAGTAATGCGAGAGCGAGAAACACGAAGATACCACTCAGCTTTTGATACATGGTTTAAAAAAAAATACGGAGTCGAATCATGTTACGCGGTTGAAGCCGATTTGGATGAGTTTCGAAGATGGATTGAACGAAAGAACGAGAATTATTAAATTTACACTAAAACCAAAATGACCACCATGCAACACCCTGAAATCGACTTCTACTCATCCGCCACGGCCTCGACCGCCACGGCGACAACCACCCTCTCCGACCTCATCGACGCGATCCGCTCCGACGAGTTCGCATTCAAGATCAAATACCTGCGCTCCACGCTCGCCGCCGGTGATGACGACGGCTACGCAGTCGCGAAAAAAGACCTCCAAGCCGTGAGCATCTCAGGAACTGCTGATGGGAAAAGGGCTAAAGCCATCGAGGAGGGACGATTCAGCCATAGCGGGCTGCTCCAGCTCGACTTCGACGCTGCCGACAACGTAGGATGGACGGTCGAGGAGATCGTTGAGATACTCCAAGCCGAGCCGCGCATCGTCGCTGCCTTCGTGTCGCCCAGCGGCCACGGGGTCAAAGGCATCGCCCGCATCCCAG